AGCGAGGTGCGCCCATGAGCTGGTACAAGTTAGGTCGAGCCGTGTTCATAGGGGTCGTCGCCTTCCTCATACTGATGTACTGCGCGGCGACGGCATTCGCGCAGTCAGAATATGGTCGCGCCGATTTCAGCTCAAGTCAGAACTACAACCGCGAGAACATCAGGGGCGAGTGGGACTTCAACCCGGGCACGCAAGGAGACAGCACTGACGGTCAAGGCGACTTTGAAGCGTGGACAGGGGCCGAGGGCGGGTGTTCGGATTGCCCCACCGGGTTTGTTTGCACCTGCACCTCTGGAGACGTGACTCAGGAGTCCACTCTTATCTACAGGACCAACACGTCGATGAAGTACAGCACATTGAGCGGGCTCGACCCCCTCGCGCTGTACCTGTTCGATTTCGCGGCGAACACGGCCTACCAGGTGACTTTCTGGTACAGGGGCGACGCGGGAACGGAGGACCTCGTCTTCGCGGCGGGCAACACCGCCCTCACGGAGACGTACAACTTTGACACCGACACATGGACCGCCCCGGTCACGAGTGCCCAGTTGTTGAACGTGCCCGCGACGTGGACCCGTTTCAACGGGTATGTGCTGCTGGGGGCCGCCGCCAAGGTCACCACTTACGGGTTCGCCTTTTGGCCGAACGGCAACGACGGGACCGGGATATATATCGATAGTCTGGAGGTCAAGAGGCTCGACACTGTCGGCGTCGTCGGCAGGCTCGGCAACGTGCTCACTCCCGATGTCGGGTCGGACCAGGTGTTCGGCGCGTCCGAGGTGCTCATGCAGCGGGTTGGGACCGGGCCTGCGGGGCGATGGGGTCTTGGGCTGGGCGGGGACGATGACCTTTTGGAGAGGGCGGACGACGACACGTTCGATCCGGTGACTTGGGACACGGGCGGTAGCTTTACGGTTGGATGTAGGGTGATGACGGATACGATTGTTGGGGTACATTATATGATTTCTAAGCATCTTGCCGCCGGGCAATTCTCATGGACATTTTATACCAATGTAAATAGTGTTTATCTAAATATAAGTAATGACGGGATTAACCAAACAATACTTGGAAGGGGAGGATTCGGAGTTGATCGTCTTCATACTGCTATTGTAAGATATAGTTATGATGGTATAAATTTGAGCGCTGATGCGAACTTGTATTTAGATGAAATTGCAGTTGCGGCAAGCGCCGTTATGAGGGGACCGCCATTCAATTCTTCAGCAAATTTGAATATTGGAGCATACGCTTCAGGAACTAGTCAATGGGACGGCATAATCGGCCACTGCACCATCTGGGAAGGCGACATCGGAGCGATAGACGCGAACAAGTGGCGCAACCCATATTTTCCGGGCAATACTCACGGCGACGGTTTCTATGTAGACAACTGCACGCAGGCCGCGAGCCACGCGACGTGCAGCCACAAGAAGTGCAGGGACGGGACGCCAGTCGCCTGCCAAGCTGAAGGCACAGGTGTCATGCCTATTTTTGGTCCTGGTACTGAGTTATGCGAAGATAATTCTTTTGAGAATTTTACAGGAGACGATAGCAATCCCGATTGGGCGAAGTGGATAGAAACTGAAAGTCCTGGGGATGGAACAGCAGAGCTAACTGCCTATCGTGCCGATGTGTTCCATAAAGACATTGCTGTTCGTATGAAGACAACGGGTACGACTTCATACACTAGGCTGGATACACTTTGTATGACTACAAGTGTCGGCTCTCCACTTTACGTATATCTCAGAGCAAAGAAAATATCTGGAACTGGGCTGATGGTTTACGTCAGAGAGTACAGTGATGCAGGTTGTACTTCTTACACTGGCTCAACTTTGTTAGTCAATGAACCAGAGGTAGAAAAAGTTTGGACAGTTTACGGAGCAGCATTTGATGGATGGGACGGTGGAACGAATAGTTACAAGATCAGAATTCAGCAATTTGCAGTAGAAGTGGATATGTTGATTGATACAGTATCAGTGAGAGCAGGATCTTACTTTACGCCTTGGGGTGAGAATCCAAGTGGTTCGACTTCATTTACAGCAAGAGATTACAGGCTTCATAATGTCTTGAGCGATTATACTGAATCAGAAGCCAAGCTTGGGTTCGAGGATGGTTTTTGTATTGACGGCTGGCTCTATACCGACTGGGCAGGTGGGGATTCTGTACAAAGATATGCATTCGGAACACCAACGGCCACCGATGATCAGTTCTATTTGTTGGCTAACGACGGTTCTAATAATATCTCATTCACAGTCAATCATCCTGTTTCCGCAAACTGGCGGGCTGTGTACGCGAGCATCAATGCTACCTCATGGTCGGCAGGGGAACACTACGTTGAGATCTGCATGGACAACTCGACTCTGCTCAAAGGTCGTTGGTACAATTCGGCAAACTCGACCTGGTATCAGATGAGTAGCACAAGCGGAGCGGGCGCTTTCTCCATGACGAACATGTCTAACGAGTTCCACTTGGGATCCCTCTCGGGGGCGGGTCACATTGACGGGTACGTGAACGCTGTGGAAATCTCACCTTACTCCGCAATTTGGCCGATGAAAAGTTGGAACAATGGCAGAATGCCGATGAATGGTAGGAAACCATATTGATCAAATTAACCAATGCTCCCAGCTTCCATTTCGAGAAGAAAGTAGAGAGGAGAGAAAGAAGATGCAAAAGCAAAGAGGCATGGGTGGCCCACCCGAAAGGCAAGGCGGTAAAGCAACTTGCGAATGCCCGAAGTGCAAGACCGTGATTGATCACACGGCAAGGGGAACTCCTTGCAACAAGATCAAGTGTCCCAAGTGTGGTGCTATGATGGGTCCACCTGGAGGCAAACACGGATTCGAGAAGAAAGTAGAGAAGGGTTTTTGGAACGGTGTACTTTGAAACCAAGTTCTCCAGTGCTCATGTGAGTACAGGCTCGACATCCAAGTCAGTGTCGCGGCTGTCAAGAGAACGATACCCATAAAGGAGGTATGTTATGGCTTCAGGAGTTGACAGAGTAGTAGTAGGAGCAGTGATCGGCACAGGGTTGGCCATGAACATTGACACGATAGGCTTTCGCCCGAAACTCGTTCGTGTTGTGAACGTGACAACTCTGTCTCGCCACGAATGGTTCAAGGGCATGGCTGATGCCGCTGCTGTCAAAACAGTTACTGCAGGCGACATCACTGCAATCTCCTCGAATGGCATCACGCCAAGAGAGAAAGGATTCACGCTTGGCGCAGCGGCGGGTGGCGTGAACATCGACGGTGAGAAGTGTCACTACGAGGCCCACGAGTAGGGCAGGAGGTGCGAGATGGCTTCAGGAGTTAATCGAGTTGTGACAGGTGGGGTCGTTGGGACTGGCGCAAGTTTGAACGTTGACACCGTGGGCTTTCGACCGAGGCTGGTGAGGGTGGTCAATGTGGACAGTGGCGGTTACAGTCGTCTGGAGTGGTTTGATGGCATGGCAGATGCTGCAGCAGTCAAGACAGCGATAGCCGGTGACATTACCGTGCTGACTACTCTTGGCATTACCCCAAGGGGCGAAGGATTTACGCTCGGAGCAGATACTGATGTAAATGTGTCTGGCGAACTAGCGTATTTCGAAGCGTTTGAGTAGGGGAAAGGGAGGTGTAATTATGGGTTCAGGAATCAACAGGATAGTAGTCGGCTCGTTGATCTGCTCCAACCCGGCAGTAGCTGTGAACATTGACAGGGTGGGCTTTCGCCCGAAACTCGTTCGTGTTGTGAATGTTGGGGCCACGGGAAAAAGCAGACTAGAGTGGTTCAAATCGATGGCTGATGATTCGGCGATGAAGACGATCACCAATGGAACTATTAGCTTGGTTGTCGCAGATGCAATCACACCACGTGCAAACGGTTTCACACTCGGTTTGGATACGAATGTCAACATCGCAGATGAGCGGGTGTACTGGGAGGCACACGAGTAGGTGGCTAGGGTTAGGGCAACCAGAGGCTTGACAGTTCTCGGTCCTGTTTTCCCGGATTCTCCTTTCACGGGACTTGGTAGACCTCAAGCTTTTGGTTGTCCTACCCTTTTTCTTTGAAGGAGAATAAACATGTCAGAAGAACTCACTGGATCCCTTTCTCACACACCAGTCTATGCCTATCATCGGTATTTGTCTGGTGCTAGCGATACTCCACCTGAGACTGTGAAGAGACACGGACTGAACACAGCAGGCTTTCAGTTTGCGCACGTCCAGGTGGTGCCGGTGGATGGAGCGAATCCAAACGTGAAAGTATTGTTTTGGTCTGAGGAAGCTGCCAAGTTCGTCGAGAAGCATTCGTCTCTTTCTTTCGCAAGTAAGGGTGTGGATACTCCTTACGAGTTTGATGTCGAGTGCAATGGCAGAACGATGTTTGTGTCTGTTCCAAGCGGTGTGACTGCTGGGCAGAAGTGTCGTGTGTACGCGGCTGGATTCAACATCATGAAGGACTAGGTTGTTTCATGGCAGAGGCAGAGGCAGAAGTCTCATTACTTGCAAGCAGTCCTTTGGTGCTTGCTGAAGCAAAGCGAGAGGACTTGCTTGACTTGTTGCAGCACTACAAGTCGATGGGTAATGAGCTCATACGGCGCCTTGTGCTAGAGAAAAACAGGATAGACGTGCTGGCCAAAGTGGTTCTTGGGTACGAAGTCAAGCCTTTCCACCTTTCCATGATGCAGTTTCAATTCAAGCATGTTGATAGTTTGCAGCTTGCTTACAGGGGTTGTGGAAAGAGTACTTTGTGTACGGTCACGAAGACGATTCATTACCTACTCAAGAACCCAAACTTGAGAATTCTCATTGCGAGCAAAACAACGAAGAACGCAAAAGACTTTTTGAAAGCAATCAAGAATCATTTCGAGAATAACGAATTGCTTGAGGAGATATTCGGAACTTACTATGATCCGCACAAGGTGAAGAAGTGGGATGAAAGTGAAATTGAAGTTGTGCCCCGTACTCTGATATCTATAGAGCCTTCGGTTCTTTGCATTGGTGTTGATGGCACAATTGTTTCTAAACACTTTGACATCTTACTCAACGATGACTTGATTGACGAGGAGAATTCCCGTACCGAGCACATGAGAAGTAAGACAAAGGTTTGGTACTACAAAACCTTGGAACCTTGTCTTGAGCCACCAGACAATGAAGTAGAGCACCGAGGAGAGCACCACAGACTTGGAACGAGATACCACTACGAGGATTTGTACGGCCATCTCATGAAGAGCGAGCTCAAGCATTCACATCAAGTCATTGAAGCACACGACAAGAAGGGGAGAGTTCCTTGGCCAGAAAAACACTCCCATAAGTGGTTTATGACAAAGAAAAAGAAATCCGGTGTTATCATCTTCAACGCTCAGTACCTCTGTAATACCGAGGCCATGAAGGGACAAGTCTTCCACTACGACGACTGTCAAGTTATAGAAGACAGGTTGATACCTTCAGACCTTCGTATTTTCATGGGAGTGGATCTTGCCACCAGTGAACAAGATCAGAAGGGCAACGCGCAGTTTGCGATAGTTGTGATAGGTGTGTGTGGCGAGGGAAACATTTATGTGCTCAGCCGATACCTGAGACATATTGGATTCCCGAAACAAATCCAAAAGGGGATTAACTACTACGAGAAATACGATCCAATCAGGGCAGGAGTTGAAGCGAACGCATATCAGCTAGTGTTCTACCAGCAGATGAAGGAGTTGGACAAAACTTACAGGTTTGTCCCTATCTATACAGATAAGGACAAGATGACTCGCGCTCTGAAGCTAACTCCTCTTTTCGAGGGAAAGAAAGTTTTCTTCAGGAAAGACATGGAAGATTTGATTGACCAGTTTGTGCTTTTTCCTGGATACGAACTCAGAGACGGATTGGACGCTTTTGATCTGGCTTACAGAGCCAGCAAGATCAAGAAAAGAAAGAAACCTCCACGCGAAGAGCCTGGGTTGCTATAGGAGCTGACATGGCAGAAGAAAAAGACTTCAACGAACGCAGTGCGAGCAAGAATCAAGCGAAGGTTCGGGCGTTGATACTGCCGATCAAGAAAGCGCAGCAAGCAGAGCCAGGGAAGTCGAAGGCACTCCCGGAGGATCCTCTTGAGGCGATGGTAGAGACGGGTGAGATTATCGAGCCACCTTTTGACTTACTCTCGCTTTCGATGTTGAGCGAACACAACTCTGAGTTAGGGCCGGCCGTCCAGGCCATGGAGATCAACATAGAGGGATTCGGGCAGAGATTAGTTTCTCGGTTGGATGTTGATAAGGTAAAAGAAGACAAAGATCTACTCAAGAAAGTGCAAGAAGAAAAAGTCAGGTTGGATAACTTCTTCGCCTACGCAGCTCTTGATGTTTCGTTTACGAAGTTCAGAAGGATGTTGCGGGTTGATCTTGAGTTGACAGGTAATGCCTACTTTGAAGTTGTCAGGAACATGAAAGGAGAGATCCAGGGGTTCAATCATGTCCCTTCGTACCAGATTCGACTTGGTAGGCAGCAGAAAGATGCTGTCGAAGTGGATATGTCGGTTTACCAGTTGCAAGATAAGGGTGTTGTTGCCATTGAGAAGATGAGGGTGTGGAAGAGATTCAGGACTTTTGTTCAAGCCAAGTATCTTTACCGCAGGGATCTATCTTACGTGGGTACGTTCTTGAAGAGATACTTCAAGGAGTTTGGGGATCCGAGAGTCTATGACAACGAGACAGGCGAGATTGTCAAGGACGCAGACAAGCTTGCTAAGCTTCCATCAGACAAAAGAGCAAACGAGATGGTGCATCTCAAGATTTACAGTCCTAGATCTCCCTACGGCTTACCGCGATTTGTCGGGGCCATGCTTTCGATATATGGCGACAGAGCATCAGAAGAGATCAATTACATCACGATTATGAATAACAATGTTCCCTCGATGGTAGTGTTGGTTTCGAATGGGCAGATTACTCAGGGTTCGATAGATAGAATCAAGGACTTTACAGAGAGTTTGATTCAAGGTTCGGACAACTATAGCAAGTTCTTGCTGCTTGAAGCAGAGCCTGCAGAAGTTGAAGGGGAGGAACCTGGTCAAGTCAAGTTTGAGATAAAACCACTTACCCAAGTGCAGCACAAGGACGCTTTGTTTCAGGAGTATTCAAAGAACAATCAGGATAGAGTGAGAAGGCAATTCAGATTACCGCCACTTCTGGTGGGCCGCGCTGATGACTATGTCCGTGCCACTGTGGAGGCTGCTCGTCGTGTGGCGGACGAGCAGATATTCGCACCAGAGCGAGATGAGTTTGATAACCTGATCAACCGGGTGCTTTTTCCTCACATGGATGTGCTGTATCACAAGTTCAAGAGCAACTCTCCTAACACGACTGACAACACGGAGCTTGTCAAAATACTTGCCGGCGCAGAGAAGACAGGCGGCATGACACCTCGAATAGCGCGGGTGATGCTTGAAGACATACTTGGGATCGAGCTTCCGCCATTCCCAGAAGATTTCCCTGCTGACAGACCGTTTTCGGAGACAATGGCAGAGGCAGTAAAAAACATGGCCTCACCCGTAGAACCGGGACAGCAGGTTACCGCCTTGAAAATGATCGACCAGCTTACCGAGTCTGACATACCTCTCTTCGAACAGACTGAAGATGAAATGGTTGAGAAACTTCTCAATGTCAGAAATAAGCTTGAGCAGAAGTGGCGTGAAGATGTGGAGGCAGAGGAGTAGAAGTGCAGACGGCGGTAGACATTTTGTATGACCGAACCGTGGTTGTTGATGACTTGGTTGCAAAAGCACTCAAGCTTACCGAGATAGCTCGAATAGCGAGAACAGAAACCACTCTTCGGAGGTATATCAACTCGAAGTGGAACGCAAGGTTGAGGAAGGCGACGGAGAAAGCAACTTCTATGGCAAGAGCTTTGAAACCTGCCTCGCAGATAGCCAAAGCAATTGACAAGGAGATGGGGAAGTGGGCGGGGGATGTTGAGAAGAGATTTCTTGAGTCAGTAGAGAAGATGTATCGAAATGCTCGCATAGCTGGTTGGAAGAAAGCAACCAAGCAGACGAAGGCGAGCCTGTCTTATACCGTTCCCAGCTTTACCGAAGAAGTGAAAAAGCAGAGGGCGGTCGCAGAAGCCTTGCCAAGTTTTGATCTTGTGGACGAGGAGGCAATAGAGGCTTTGCAAGATCATCAACTCTTTTGGATAGGTAAACACTACGAAGAGAATGTGTCTGGTTCGATAGCAACAACGACAAAGGAAACGATGGTTGAGGTTGGCAAGGATAGAAGGGTAGCAGGCAAGCTCATGTCTGCTCGGGTTAGAGACACTCTCAAGCATGTGAGAACACCAGGAGGTTGGCACGGGAGTTCGAAGCAATACTTCGAGGGCCTAGTTGCGAATTCAGCTACGGTTGCCAGAACTCATGGACAGACAAAATCCTTCCAAGCAGCAGGTGTTACGAGGTATGAGCTGATCAACCCTATGGATAGAAGAACATCGGAGCAATGTAGCCATTTGAATGGAAAGGTGTTCACTGTGGAGAATGCTACTGAAATGATGGAGGCAGAGCTTGATGCTGAGACTCCTGACGAAGTTAAGAAGGTCCATCCTTGGCTAGGTATAAAAAAGCTGAAAGAGATTTCACCTCGGGCAGGTAAAGTAAGTTTGGAGGATTCCAGAAAGCTAGCAGAAGCAGGTGTTAGTTTACCCCCATTTCATTTTAGATGTCGAACGACAGTTGACATTTCAGTTGAAGCTGGTTCATGGGAACCGCTATAAGGAAGAGAGATGCCCAAGGTTAGACGTGCTGCTAAGAAGCCTGAAGAGACATCGGTTCCGGTTGTCAAGACGATATTTTCTGAAAGTCTTGACGATGGGAAGTTATATCCCTTGCGAGGTTTGCCAGGTGGGAGTGGAATAATCAGCGAAGAGGACAAGGGCAAAGTTGTTTTTGTCGAGATAGGCAGATATGAAAAACAAATTTTGCGTCCTGATTCTGATCCTGGGGAGATGACAACTGGGGAGCTCAGGGAAGCTCACAGCCAGCTACACGAGATGTTTGAGCAAGGTGAAGTAAAAGGATTCTCAACTGAGGATATTGTGAATCTTCATGCTTTGGTTGTGGATGAGTTGATGGACAGAGGAAAGACTCATCCTGCTCCACCTGACAACGGGCTGGACGATGTGTCAGAAGAGTTCGAGAGACATGAGAAGGTAGAGAAGAAGTATGCTCGTATTCAACACTCAGGGGTGAAGAGGGGTGAGAAGATTCAGCTTGCAGATGTCTTGCGGCACTTCGAGACATTCAAGTTGAGGAAGCCTTACATCTATCTGGTGGGAGGACTTGCTAACAACGGATCGACAGAGGGTGACATAGACATTTTGATCCAAGATACTGTGGAATTGCCTGAAGAACTCAAACATGCAATTCACTTTCGTTTGGGTCGGGCTCTTCCTCCTGAGTTGGCCGAGCGGTTGGAGTTTCATTTCAATGAGTTTCATACCCCTTTTACAAATCATGTTGAGTTGTATGACTTGACTTTTGAGAGAGTAAATCCTGAGAACGAAATCAAGTTGATGCGAGATGAGGAGACCGAGAAACGAGTCAAGCCACTTTGGTCTTCTTCAGGTGGTAAGACTAGACTTGCTCCTAAGCTTGTCGAATTGTTGCCAGAGCACAAGGTCTACGTGGAGCCGTTTGCTGGTTGTGGTGCTGTATGTCTTGCAAAGGAGATCGTGGACACCGTAGTGCTCAGTGATTCGGATCAGGAGATTGTAGACGCATTCAGGTTAGTCAAGAAGCTGACGAAATCTCAGTTGGAGGAGTTGAAGAGGAAGAACTGGATTGGCATTCCAGAACGCTATTACAAGTTGAAGAAGGAATCACCAAAGGGAGATGTGGAGCGTCTCTATAGATTTTTGTATACTTCTAGCTTCGCATACGGTTCGGATCGCAAGGGAGGGTTTGGTTATTACAATAAGGGTCGCGATGCGAGTACCCGACTGGCTAGATTTGAATCTGTGCGTAGTAGGTTGCAGGGCGTGAAGATAGAATCAGGTGATTATCAGAAGGTGGTTGAGAAGTACGATAGCAAGGAGACCCTCTTCTATTTTGATCCTCCCTACGTTGGTTACGACGCTACTCTAGGAGAAGGAAAGTTTGACGAAGAGCGATTTCTGAAAGTTCTTTCTGGTTTGAAGGGCAAGTTCTTGCTCACTTATGGAACGCGAGGTTCTTTGCCAAGTAAACTCAGGAAGGCAGGATTTCAGATCAAAAAGCTGAATACCCCACGGCATGGACTTGGCTTGTTTGCGAACCATGCAGAGCAAGAGAATCGACAGCTCGCTACCCTGATCGTTACCAATTACATCTTGGCAAAGAAGGATGACGCTGAAGAGTTGTTGGTGGATATCTCTGAGAAGGAGATTGGAGAGATAGCAAAACAAGAACCACGAACAGCTCCATCCAAATTCATAGAGCAAGCAGAGAGAGCCGAGAAGAACGACAAGCTTACTCTTGGTGAGTTCTTCTACCAACCAAAGCCGACCAGACCTGCTTTTCCAGAGGAGCTTCAGACCGTCGAGAGATTGCTTTCTCTTTTCAAAGAGAGGCTAGAGTGGTTTCCAACTTTCGTGCAGAAGAAGCTTGATGGAGCTCGACATCAGATCCACGTTGATGGAGACAAGGTAAAGATTATCTCCGAGGACGGCGAAGACAACACAACTCGACTTCCTGAGACTGTCAAGGAGCTCCAAGCACTCAAGGTTGACAAGTTGGTCTTCGATGCCGAGATCGAACAGTGGAAAGGCGGGCAGCACCTTCCTCGCGAAGCTGTTGCTGGCTATCTACACTCGAAAGACGAACCAGACGACTCTGACATTGTAGTGAACGTGTTTGACGTGCTTTATCACGGAGAAGATGGCGACATCCACAAGTTACCTGTCAGGGAGAGACTTGAGAAGTTGAAAGAGCTTGGCATCAAGCAAAGCACAATGAGCGCTCCCAATCTGGAGTACAGATTGAACGCGGTGCCGGGTGTTGAGGTGAACGACTTGGCAGAGTTAGAACGCTCAGTCAGAAAGATCAGAGAGCTTCCGGGCTCGGAGGGCATAGTTGCAAAGCGGTCAGATGCAGACTA